GCAGATGGTAGACTTTGGTATTATAACGAAGCATTTGAAGCTGATGTCTTAATACATGATGGTACAGGTTGGGTAGGATATCAAAATGGTGGTACTGATGCACGCGGTTATACACTAAATGCAACAGATGACGCAGGTGTAATTTTTGCTGCAAGTCAACCAACAAAACAAAGCGACAATATTAACCAATTAGTTGCAGGTGATTTGTGGGTAAACACAGGTGATTTAGAAAACTATCCAGTGTTATATCGTTACAACGGTGCAACATGGGATCTAATTGACAAAACAGACCAAATTACAGCAGACGGTATTGTATTTGCTGATGCACGTTGGTCAACTAACGGTAACGTTAATCCAATTACAGATGACATTACACCAACAGCTGATTTATTAACTAATGATTATTTAGATATTGATGCTCCGGACTATCAAGCATATCCACGTGGTACACTACTATGGAATACACGTCGTAGTGGATTTAACGTTAAACGCTTTGACAGCAATGCACTAGCAGAAGATACAACATCAACAGTTAATGCTACATGGATAACATCAAGCGGTGTTGATCCAACAACAGGTGTTCCGTACTTTGGACATAAAGCACAGCGTAGTGTTATTGTAAATGCAATGAAACAGGCTATTGCATCAAGTACAGCATTGCGTGAAGAACAAACACAATTTAACTTAATTGTATGTCCAGGATACCCAGAATTAATCCAAGACATGATTACTTTAAATAACGATCGTAAACAAACAGGGTTTATTATCGGCGACAGTCCATTAACATTGAATTCAAGTAGCACAGCAGTTGAAGCATGGGCTAAGAACTCAGGACTGGTAGTTGACAACGGACAAGACGGTCTAGTAAGTACAAGTGAATACCTAGCTGTTTACTACCCTAGCGGATTTGCAACTAACTTAGATGGTAACAGTGTAGTTGTTCCTCCAAGTCATATGATGTTACGTACATTTATCCGTAGCGACAACGTTTCATATCCATGGTTTGCACCAGCTGGTGTACGTCGTGGAGTATTAGACAATGTTAGCTCAATTGGTTACGTTGATGTTAATGATGGCAATCTATTTAAGAGTATCGGTGTTACAGTAGGCCTACGTGATGTAATGTACGCTAACAGACTAAACCCAATTACAAACTTACCAGGTGTAGGATTAGTAGCATACGGTCAAAAAACACGTGCTGCAATGACATCAGCAATGGATCGTGTAAACGTAGCTCGTTTAGTATGTTACTTACGCACAGTACTTGATCAAGTTGCTCGTCCGTTCGTATTTGAGCCAAACGACACAATTACACGTAACCAAGTCAAAGCAGGATTTGAAGCAGTGCTTAATGATTTAGTTGCGAAACGTGGTTTATACGATTACTTGGTTGTTTGTGATACATCAAACAACACACCAGATCGTATTGATCGCAACGAATTGTATGTTGATATTGCAATTAAACCAGTTAAAGCAATCGAATTTATCTACATTCCAGTTCGACTAGTAGCTACAGGAGCACCGTTAGCTATAGTTTAATAATACGCAAGTTTAGGGGTTAACCCCCTAAACTTTCGATAAGAAAGTAGATAAATATTATAAAGATAAAGGAAATAGAGATGGCAACATCATCATTAAATAAATTTACAGTGCCGCTATCTAGCAACCAAAGTGCAACATCACAAGGTTTGCTAATGCCAAAACTTAAATTTCGCTTTAGAGTGACATTTGAAAATTTTGGTGTAAGTCAGCCAACCACTGAATTAACAAAACAAGTAATGGATTTTAAACGTCCGTCACTAACATTTGACCCAATTGAAATACCTATCTATAACAGTAAAATTTACTACGCAGGTAAACCAACCTGGGAAACAGTTACATGTAATTTACGTGATGATGCAGGCGGTCAAGTTACTAAACTAGTTGGCGAACAACTTCAGAAACAATTTGACTTTATGGAACAGTCTAGCGCATCAAGCGGCATTGACTATAAATTCATTACACGCTTTGAAGTGCTTGACGGTGCTAACGGCGCAACAGAAATTAACGTTCTTGAAACATGGGAAATGTATGGTTGCTTCTTAACACAAACCGACTATCAAAATGCAGATTATAACTCAAATGACCCAATGTCAATAGCATTAACTATTCGCTATGATAATGCTATCCAAACTGCTGGTACAGTAGGTGTAGGTACATTAATCAAACGTGATTATATTAAATCAGCTGCTGGCGTAGGTTCTATTACTGGCTAATAGTCAGACGAAAATGTTTAACACAAGCCCGGGTAAAATCCGGGCTTTTTTTATCTCGATAAATAATATAAACAGGATGCGTTATGGCAAATTTATTTAATCAATTTTTATCCGGAATTTCGTCTACAGATGAAATCAGAGATTACCAGCACGCGGCAAAAACATTTGTCGACGGGCTGTACAGATTAAGTCCTAAACTCAATAGCCTATTTCATGTGTTTATTGAGCTGAATCCTGCTGTGGCCAAAGAAGACCCGCAGAATCCTAACAATTTATATGAGTTGGGCCTATTAGCTAAAACAGTACAGTTGCCTAAATTTTCAATCCAAAATAAAACATTAAATGCATACAATAGAAAAAACATAGTTCAAGAACGTATAAGTTATGATCCGGTAAACATGACATTTCATGACGATAATGCAGATGTGGTTCGAAATTTTTGGGAAGGGTACTATAGTTATTATTACAGAGATAGCGATCATTCTTCTTCATTGTATCAACAAGAACACAAGTATGTAGAACGCCAAGCACAGAACTGGGGATTTACTCCTAGGTACATCGGACCGGGAACTCCTAACTATATTAATGCTATAAGAATTTATAGTCTACATCAAAAATCTTTTAGTAGTTATATTTTATTCAGACCAACAATAACAGGATTTGAACACGGTCAGCATGTACAAGGCGAGTACAGTCCTTTAGAAAATTCTGTTACTTTTGCATATGAAGCAGTGCAGTACGAGTATGGTGCAGTGCGCGAAGGCTCGGTATTGGGCTTTAATATTATGCATTACGATACTACTCCAAGTCCACTAACATCATTAGGTGGCGGAACAACTAGTATCTTAGGCCCGGGCGGTGCAGTTTCAGGTGCGGGTGATGTAATTAACAATCTACAAAACGGTAATTTTGGTGCAGCGGCTGTTGGCTCACTAAACATGTTTAGTAATTTTAAAAATACTAGTTTAACGGCAGTAGCTTCTGGTGAATTAAAACAAACAGCAATAAACATCTTGCGTGGGCAGAATAATCAAAGTTCAATTTTTGTACCTACTTCTGCTAGTGTAAAAGAAGGACTTAGTAAGTCTATATTTGGTAAGCCTACTGCCGCTGCAGGTGGATTGCCTAACATCAATTCTCAAGCATCGAAACTACCTAATGTAAATTCTCTCGTGTTAACTAAACCTGAATTTTAATAGGATACAATTATGGCCACCACAAATTACAGTAATTTACCACCGATTCAATCAACAAATAACACAACTGAGTTTTTTAATAGTTTTTTTAAACCCCCAACATCGGGTGTCAGCTCAAATGTAAACGATGCAGTAATTGGATATTTTCAATCAATTACCGGCGACCGTGAAACAGGGATAGCATTAGCATCAGCTGTGTTGTTCACTGCTGCACAACAGGGAATAACTCCTATGGAGATTGTTGACCAGTTTAACAATATAAACCCTGGCGAAATAACTGCATATCTGACTATGTTCTTAAATCTTAACAGACAAGGAACTAGTTTACTTGGATTGAGCAATCAACCACAAACTAACAAATACGTAACACGAGCAATACTACCGTAATCTTATGGCCAAATACGCTAACGGTAAATTCACAATAAAGAATTCAGAAAAGTACATAGGCAAACGTGTGCCTACGTATCGCAGCAGTTGGGAATTTGCCTTTATGAACTTTTGCGATAATAATCCAGCAGTGACCCAATGGGCCAGTGAAAGTATACAAATTCCTTATTACAATCCTGTACTAGGCAAGCAAACCATATATGTACCTGATTTTTTAATTGTTTACCAAGATGCAGGTAAAAATCGACATGTTGAAGTGATCGAAATCAAACCATTGACACAGGTTACGATGGAAACAGCTAAAACAATCAAAGACAAATACAGTGTGGCAATTAATATGGCCAAATGGGCCGCTGCAGATGCTTGGTGCAAGGCTAATAATATGCGGTTCAGAGTAGTTACTGAATACGATATTTTTAAGAACCTTAAACGTTAATAAATATTCGTGTGAACAAAATCAAATTAAAACTCGTTGAGGTATTCTACGGGTATCAATGTAATCTATCATGTCAGGGCTGTTCTAGCGCATCTGATGTTGTCAAAACATCTGAATATGATCCTAGTATAGAATCTATATTTGCTAGTATAGAACTATGTGACATGTGTTCTAATAAGCCCGCGGGAGTATTACACACTAAATCAAATGTATTCCCTAACATCGTTGACAATAAATAATTTACTATGACACAAAAACTATCAGAACTATTTAATCTACCCCCTATAGAAGACACCACTGTGGAGTCTGCAGAAATTACCATTGAGGACAATCGTGCGCTAATAGAAGAAACTGATCTAGCAATAGATAAGATTGATGCAGCACTTCCGTTTGTTAATGACTTAGACACTAGCGATAAAGAGCTAGATGAACTAAGTGATCTAGCTAAAGAAAAGTTCCAAGATCTAATCGACCTAGGTATGAATGTAGAAGCACGCTTTAGCGGGCATATTCTAGCCACAGCAGGTACCTTACTAGGTCATGCTATCACAGCTAAACAGGCAAAGATTGATCGCAAAATCCGCACAGTTGATCTACAACTTAAGAAAATGCGTTTAGATCAGCAGGCTGCCAAAGATGCACAAAAAACAGACGGTGATAAGTTATTAGATGCAGAAGATGGTAAAGGTATGGTACTCGATCGTAACGAGTTACTCAAACAAATCTTAAACAAAACTGATAAATAACACTATATATGGATTTTAACTTATGAAGAATTTTTTAGAATATCTTACCGAAAATCAAAAAACCTACGAATTTCGAATTAAAGTAGCTAACTGCGATCCAGCAGATAAAATGGAAGAATTAAAAGCAGGATTAGCAGGTTATGTAGTTGACAGCATCAGTGCTCCTAAAACATTGCCGATTCAAGCAAACGATATTGATTTTCCAAGTATGAGTAACTGTGAAATTTATCTAATGGATGCTGTATTAAAATATCCGTTAAATGATGTTCAATTACGTGCAATTGTCAGTGAACGTTTAGGCTGTCCACAATCACAGGTTGTTGTGATTTCACCTAATCACCCAGAAGAACAACGTCGTTGGAACTTAGAAGGCAACGATGTGCGTGAATTTAAAAAAGGTGAAGCGGTGTTAGACAAACCTTTAGAAGATAATCCTGAAGGCAAAGCTGCAGGTAAAGTATATGCAGAAGCAGGTACGATTCTTAAAGAATTAAATAAACCAGCTAAAGTTGAAATTGTAGGTACTGACAATACCATTGGTGGCAAAAAAGACCCTGCATTTGGTAAGACAACAAATGATTTACCGCAAGGAACTGTAGATCCAGTTGGTAGTAAGCAAAATAAGATCCCAAGCCCAGTTAAAGGACGATAAGAAATGAGCGATATGAGAATGTATAATATCTTAGGCGTAATGAAAGGCCTAAATGATAACGCAAAAACAGAACAGTTAAACGAAAGTGTTAAACAACCAACAGTGTATGAAAATGTAGAGCCAAAAGGTTCTATTATGGATGCTGTTAAAAGTCTAGCAGGTAAATTTGCTAAATTTAACGAGTCTGCTAAACCAGACTTCTTAGACGTTGATAAAGATGGCAACAAGAAAGAGCCAATGAAGCAAGCTGTTAAGGAAAAAAAAGCTGAACCTTTTAGTAGCGACGACTACGATGAATACGGTGTACGTCACTCCTCATCTTTTAATCAACCACCTAAGAAAGCAGTTAAAGATAAAAACAATGCCAAAGGTGCGTTTAACGATATGTTCGGTGGCGACGCAAATGACCTAACCAGCAAATTAAAAATTAAAGAAGGTGCTGGCCCTTACACACTTGATGATCCTAAACATCCTAAGTTTAAAGCAAACTACGAAAAATTTAAAAAATCTAATCCTGATTGTAAACTAGCAGATTTTGTTGCGGCAATGAAGAAGAAAGAAAAAGCCGTAAACGAAGCGTACGACGAACCAGAAGCTCCTAATGCTGATGCAGTTGCTAAACGTAAACGTTTACAGGCTATTAAAGATCGCCAAGAAGACGAACGTGCAATGGGCAGTAAAGACGACACTAATACTCCAATCCGTAAAGTTGCTGGTAAAGCCTACGGTGGCGCTGCCCAAGCTGTAGAAAAAGACGACGAGTTAGAAGAAGACAGTATAAATGAATTGGTTCGTATTGACCCTAATCATCGCGCTGGCGGCAATTTTAAAGACCAGGCTGAACGAGATTCGGCAGCTGCACAAGCGGCCGGTGTTAGAAAAAATAAACGTAGCTTTTGGGGCGATAAACAACCAGGGCAAGATGCGGCAATGCGTAAAGCAGATATACAAGGGGCAGCATCGGCTTCTAATCAGCAAACACAAGCAGGACGTATAGGTGTTGCTACAGCTACAAAATATAATGATAATTTTACTAAAAAATGGGTAGCACGCCCCGGTGATGATGGTAAAGGTGTAGTGGGTGAAGTAGCACCTCCAGGTGCTAAAGCAGAACGTATGGTTAAACATGTTAAGAAAGGCTATGCTAAAGACGGCAACCTATCTAAACGTGAAAAAGGTATCGCTTACGCAACAGCATGGAAAGCACATAATAAAGGCCAAGTAGAAGAAGGTGTTGCATTTGGTGATACAGTTAAAAACTCTACACCGAGTTGGAAAAAGGCAAAACCAATGAAACTTAAAGAAAGTCGTATGCTACAAGAAGGCGACTATTTCTATGAGTCAATTGCCAAAGCGTTATGTGATAAGAATCCTAATCTAGACACAGCTGGCAACGAATTTGTTACCGCAGTGCGCCAAGAAATGGTAGCACAAGGTATTACACCAAATAAAGCTAGAAATATTCTTTTAATGGATGAAGACTTTTTAAGTGATGTAGCTACATCATATGGTCACTACTGTAAAGAAGTAGCTGAAAGTTCTAACTTTTTCCATAACCCTAATGTGCCAGACCACGAACAGCTACCAGCACCACCGGAAGAAGTAAATGTAGAGTTAGATGAAATTGCTCGTTTAGCAGGTCTTGCTCCTAAAATGGAAACTACTATGGGTGCAGTAGCAGGTGGTGTAGCAGGTGCTGCACTAGGCAAAACTCCGGCCGCTGCAAGTATGGGCGCACAAATTGGTGATCAACTAACAGGTGAAAGTTGCAATATGGAAGAACTTGACGAAGCATCGAGTCGTAAAGATTTCCGTATGGTAGCTGATTTGTTAGCAAACATTACAGATCCAGCTAAACGTGCAGAGTTAGCTAAACATCACGCTGAAATTTTCAAACAACAAAACCCACGTTTTAGTTATGATAAATTTTATGCGGCAGCAGGAGTAAATCCAGATGATGCATTACTACCTAACCCACCAGCAGAAATTACAATTGAGGAAGAAGACATGGCAGAAGGCAATGAATTCTCAGGAGCACTTGCGGCTGCTAAAGCAAGCGGCGCAAAAGAGTTTGAAGTTGACGGCAAGAAATACACTGTTAAAGAAGACATCAATGTGAATATTACTGCCAACGGCCAAGAAGATGCACTTAACCTATTCCGTAAATTAGCTGGTATGGACGAAGTTGAAACACAACCAGCAATACGTGCTATTAGCCCAGTAATAGACGCAGGGTCTGCAATTGCCCAAGGCATCATTGAGCCAGTTGACGAAGAACGCGATATTGAATATGCCAACACACCAAACGAGAAAATTGGCCCAGTTAGTGCAGCTATTCCTAGTGGCACCGGTGAAGACCGCGCTAAAAAGATGTATAGAAAAGAATATCCAGGTGATAATCCAATGGCAGTTAAAGAAGATACACTTTGGAAAAAATATTCAGGCATGCTTAAAGGTCTAATCAAATAGCATGAAAATTAGTGAAATTGTCAGCGAGTCTAAATTACGTAAAGGAACACGTAACGGACTCTCTAACGTTCAAAGTTATCCTAAGTTAGACAATAATGCTAATCCGTATTTGGCATATCGATTTGGTATGGAATTAGCAGGCAGTCCTGATCGCGATATGGAACAGCGCGGCCCAATAGGTAGCGAATTTACTACCATTGGGTACAGCGACGCTGACCAAGAAATTATTGATCATGCAGCTAATAAATTTGGATTAACACGTAAAACACACGGCGGTAAAGGTAGTGTTGAGTTAGACAAAGTAAACAAAACTAGCCCCGTTGCTAAACCTAAACGAAACAAATACGGCGTTTAGCATGAACGATCTAGATCAATTAAAACAGCTAGCAGGTATTACACAAAATGTAGGGCGACTACAAGAATACCAAGGTGACGGTAGCGTAGTAACCAATGGTAGTAACATGAGTATCACTGCTAACGAAAAAATTCATTACCAACAAACAAATAATGTTCAACCCGGAAGCCCAGAATGGTTCCAATTGTGGTTCAGTAAACCATATCTAACAGGTGAAAAGCCCTGGTAATTTAACTGCCAGCTAAATTCCATGATAAGTATTACTATGGAAAACTTCACACCATCACATATTAATTATATTCATCGTAATCAAACACTCTATTGGTCAGGTAGCGATAAGCGCAAGATATGGGAACAGCATATGAAAGATCCTAAAAACTGCGAATATTTAACAAATGCTGGGTGGGATAATGAATATGCAATTGAATATAAATTTAACAGCTCTGGTTTTAGAGATGAAGAGTTTGATCAACGTCCTAACTGTTTAGCGATTGGCTGTAGTTTTACAGAAGGTGTGGGATTAAAAAAAGATCAAATATGGCCTACTAAACTTACTAACTTAATTGGAATGCATGTTTGGAATTTAGGCGTTGGTGGTGCGGCAGCAGATACATGTTTTAGAATGATAGACCACTACATAAAAATATTAAATCCGACAACAGTTTTTCTACTAGTACCACCTCCTGCGCGAGTAGAATTACACACAGCCGACGGAGTGCGATCATATCTTGTAACTGATACAGATATACCAACATGTATCAAAGAATGGTTCCTACATGAAGGCAACAGTACTGTAAACAGGTATAAAAATATACTAGCAATACGGCAGATATGTGCAGATGCTAATGTTAATTTGTTTATTAAAGATTGTTGTCATACAGTGCATGATGGAGATTTAGCTAGAGATCTACTGCACTACGGAGAAAAAACTCAAGATTCTATAGCAGATTTATTTTATAAAGATTATATAAATGGCAACAGCTAAAGGTACAGATAACGTTCTAGTCAAGAAGCCGCATCAACAGACGGCATTTACACAAGAACAACTAGAAGAATTTGTAAAATGTTCGGATCCTATTTTAGGACCTGAATACTTTATGAGTAACTACTTCTATATACAACATCCTACTAAGGGTCGTATGCTATACAAACCCTTTGACTATCAAAAACGACTGATACACGCATACCATAACTATCGATACAGTATATCACTAATGCCTCGACAAACAGGCAAATCAACAAGCGCCGCAGGGTATTTGCTGTGGTACGCAATGTTTGTGCCAGATAGTACTATTCTAATTGCCGCACACAAATTTACAGGTTCGCAGGAAATTATGCAGCGTATACGCTATGCTTACGAAAGCGTGCCGGACTTTATACGTGCTGGAGCAGTGAGTTATAACAAAGGTAGTATCGACTTTGATAATGGTAGTCGCATTGTAAGTGCAACAACTACTGAAAACACAGGTCGTGGTATGTCTATATCACTACTATATTGCGATGAGTTTGCGTTCGTTAGACCTACTATAGGACGAGAATTTTGGACTTCTATTAGTCCCACACTAGCAACTGGTGGTAAATGTATTATTACTTCAACTCCTAACAGCGATGAAGATCAGTTTGCTACCCTATGGAAAGGTGCTAATAAATGTTTTGACGAATTTGGCAATCCAACTGCAGTTGGTGTAAATGGATTCAAAGCATTCCGTAGCTATTGGAATGAACATCCTGATCGAGACGATGATTGGGCTGCACAGCAACGAGCACAGCTAGGTGACGAACGATTCCGTCGAGAAATGGACTGCGAATTTATTATTTGGGATGAAACATTAATCAATCCTGGACATTTAGTAGAAATGTCAGGTTTAGATCCAGTAGAACGGCAAGGTCAGGTGCGGTGGTATAAAAAGCCAGAGCCCCAAAATACCTACGTAGTAGCAATGGATCCTAGTTTGGGCACAGGGGGAGATCCTGCAGCCATTCAGATATTTGAATTACCTAGCTTTAAGCAGATTGGCGAGTGGCAACATAATCGTACTCCTGTACAGCAACAAGTTGGTATTCTAACTGAAATTATTCGTTATCTAAATGAAACAGTAAATCAAAATAATATCTACTACAGTGTAGAGAACAATACGTTAGGAGAAGCAGCTCTAATTAGTATTAGTGAAATTGGCGAAGAAAACATCAAAGGCATTTTTCTAAGTGAACCTAAACGTGCTGGAAGTGGCCGAAGATATCGTAAAGGATTTAATACAACCAATTCAAGTAAAATTTCAGCTTGTGCTAAACTTAAAAATTTAGTTGAAAGCAAGCGTATGACTATTGTAAGTAAACCCTTAATATCAGAACTTAAAACCTTTGTAGCTAACGGTTCTAGTTTTGCTGCCAAGCCTGGAGAAACAGATGATCTAGTTATGGCACTTATACTAGTAATACGTATGGCAATGATGCTACAGACGTTTGATAGCCAAATTGATTATACTATGAAAGATAGTCTAGAAGACATAGTCGAGCCCATGCCGTTCTTTATGAGTTAGATAAATACTTACATGAGAGAAATTAATAAAATCGCAGAAAGTTTATTTGAAAAAATCCGTGACCGATTTGAGGATGTCAGCTTAGGCGACGAGAACGCCAACGCTGTACAAGATCCAACAAAGGCAAGATTTTTCAATTTTGATTATGTAGTCAACGACAAAAACTACGGTAATATTACTTTGAGTGTCATTGATGAAACTAGTTTAAAAGTTTATTTTAGCAAAAATATCAGCCACGGCCTAGATGATGCACAGCGACGTGATTGGTATAGTTTTCTTAAAGAGCTAAGAGAATTTGCTAAACGTAACTTATTAAGTTTTGAGCCTCGTGATATTACTCGCAGTACACTTAAACACCGAGATATCAAACAAGTTAGTAAAGCTGATGACACATTTAGCAAAGATGATGTTATTGGTGAAAGTCGTATGTACGGTACTAGTCTAAGCAGTTACGAAAACAAAGGTCCAGTACGTATTATTGTACGTCATAGTGATCATGTAAATCCAGAACAACGCGGTGCTCGTAGTCGTAAGATTAAAGCTATCTTTGTTGAAACATCAGAAGGTGAGCGTTTCCGCTTACCAGAAAACAACCTACGTTATGCACGTGCTATGGCACGACATGTCAGCGAAGGTGGTAGTTTAAATGATGAATTTGGACAACACATTACACGTATTGCTGAAGAATGCAGTAAGCTACGTCCATTTAAAAACTCAATGCGCCGTAGAACATTTGAAGATAGCGAAACACAAGCTATGGTTGAAGCGGCATTTGAATACCACGGTTTATTAAATAATACTCTTAAAAGAATTAGCGGACGTAAAGGATACGAACGCTGTAAAGAAAGTTTCCATATGGACGAACAAACTCTAATGGATGACTTTGACGCCGATAGTATGCGTGAACGGTTCGTTAGAAAAACCTACAATGACGCAACTGATTCGGCACTACCGATTGTACAAAAGGCTTATAAAATGAAAAAACAAAATAAATTTGCAGAACAATTTGAATCATGGGCTAGTAATGTAGCTGAATCATGGGACGAAGAAGAATCAAACATCGATGTTAACGACTTAGCTGATTTGTTTGCTGAAGAGCTTCCTGTAGGGGTTGATGCTATTAACGCAATAAACGCAGTTAGTGGTATTATTAACAACAATGAATTAGAAAATAAATTAACACAAGCTGCACAAGAAAATCCAGAATCTGATGCACGTGATGTTATTATTAGTTGGCTATATGACAATGAACCCGAAGTATACCAAGAGCTAATGAACGAAATTGGTGATCAAGAACCAGCTGATCAAACAATAGGCGAAAGCGAGTATGATGAAGACCAAGTTGAATCAATACAAACAGCTATCCTACGTAGAATCTTAGGCAACCTTAATCAACACGGCGAACTACTTAGAGCAGTAGGACCAGATGGTGTTATGAATGCCGCACGTGATGTAGCATCGTTCCACGCACCAGTAGAAGAACTAGGCTCGAGCGACATTAGCATTATGGTACGTGAAGTATACCAAGAAGCTGGTGTAGAATATCCAGAAATGAACGAAGGCCGAGTAAAAGAATTAGAAATGGATCTCAAAGACCTAACAGACGCAGAGTTCGTAGCAAAGTACAACAAAACTAAAGAAGAAATGAAAGCAGGGCTATCAGAAAACCAAGGTCAAGATTACGTTAACAAAGATGTAAAAATGAAACGTATGGGTGCTAAACCACTAGGCATGTTAGACAAACTAAAAACTATCCCACAGGGAATGAAAGCAATGGCTAAGGGTGAACCAGAAGACGATGTATCATTATATAATAAACAGTTTAACGAAGAAATTGAACAGATGCGCAGAATAGCAGGACTCAAGTAAAACAACAATAATAAATCAATTAAAAAGGCACTCAAGGGTGCCTTTTGTTTTGGCTAAAATATTTAAATATTTCTCTTGTGAGATAAATATTATTAACGTATAGTATATAAATGCACTATACGTTTTAGGCATATAAAGACCAACTTAACATAAAGGAAAACATCATGGCAACATCATTAGCAGAAATTCGTGCAAAATTACAAGCACAAGAAAACCGCGGTCAATCAGGCGGACAATCACAAGGCGATAACGCTATCTACGCTCACTGGAACATTCCAGAAGGCACTTCAGCAAGAATTAGATTTTTACCAGACGCAAATCCAAAGAATGATTTCTTTTGGGCAGAACGTTTAATGATTAACTTAACCTTTGCTGGTATTAAAGGTCAAACAGATAGTAAACCAGTTACAGTACAAGTTCCATGCGTGGAAATGTATGGTGAATCATGTCCAGTACTAGCAGAAGTACGTACATGGTTTAAAGACCCTAGCCTAGAAGAAATGGGTCGTAAATATTGGAAGAAGAAATCATACTTGTTCCAAGGTTTTGTACGTGACAATCCGTTACCAGATGACAAAGCAGAAAATCCAATTCGTCGCTTTATCATTAGTCCACAAATCTTTAACCTAGTTAAAGCAGCCTTGCTTGATCCAGAGTTAGAGAATATGCCAACAGACTACGCAGGTGGTTTGGACTTTACAGTTAGCAAAACATCAAAAGGTGGTTATGCTGACTATTCAACTTCAAAATGGTCACGTAAAGAAAGTGCATTAACAGCAGACGAAGCTGACGCTATTGAGAAACATGGTTTGCATAATCTTGGTGAGTTCCTTCCTAAGAAACCAACTGATGTTGAACTTAAAGTTATCAAAGAAATGTTTGAAGCATCAGTTGATGGACAAGCATACGACAGCGAGCGTTGGGGCAACTACTATCGTCCACGTGGTGTTAGCGCACCAGCAGGTAGTACAACAGCAGCTCCTGCGGCACAACCAACGCAAAACTTTGGTCAAATGACAACAGCGGCACCTGTAGCACAATCTGCTCCAGTGGCTTCAGCAGTAGCAGAAGATGAAGATCTTCCATTTACTCCTGATGCGGCAGTAGAAACAGCAAGTGAGCCTACAGCACCAGTAGCAACACCAGCAGGTGGAAGCCAACGTGCAGAAGACATCCTTGCAATGATTCGCAACCGTCAAAAAACTAACTAGTAGCAAATAGATGTTATCAAGGTTAGATGAAATAATCTTTCCTAACCGCTGTGAAGTATTAGAAATAATACCGTCACAGCGGTACATCTACCCCATCTTTAAAAATGGTAGCACATCGATTATTGATCACGCTATCCAACAAAAATACAAAGTTTTATTTAATAATCAGATCAAGCGAGTAGACACAATTGATGTTATACTTCGAAATCCAACAGAACGATATATTTCAGGGTTTAATACATTTGTATACAACACCAAACGAGATAATCCTCAATTAGATTTTGATACTATTGTGTATTTTGCTAAAACCTATTTGTTTTTAAATAGGCATTATACTCCTCAGCTGTTTTGGCTGTTCCACATCAACAAATATCTAACTCCAACAACTAAGTTACGACTACGTGGAATGGATGCAATATCGGACTACTCTCCTCTTAATATAGGACCAGATCAGGAATTTGTTTTATCTGACAGTCAAATTAACGAGATAATCAATGATCTGCATATTAAATTGTATTTAGAATTAGACACAGTGTTGCTGACGTTAATAGGACAGGATCTAACATATAGCGAAATATTATCGCACATTAAACATCTACACCCTGTAGGATTTGCAAAATGCATTGCCCAAGACTAGATCATTTTGTTCGTTTAAATCCTAATGGTACAGTTGGGCGTTGTGGGCATATGACTAGTCAACCACAGTTCCCTACATTAGAGTCAATGGATACCAGTGAATGGTTGGGCAGTATAAAAGAAAGCATGACTCGTGGGATATGGCCGATTGAATGTGAACGTTGTATGGAGACTGAACAACTAAACGGCACAAGTATTAGATTAAATGCTATTAAGTTTGATCAGTTACAAAAACAATCTGACTATTTGATAGTAGGCGGAGTATTAGATAATATTTGCAATAGTGCCTGTCTAACCTGTGACGAACAACACAGTACACTAATCGGCGGGCTAAAATCTAAAGTTTATACAATAGTAGACAATTCGGATAAGTTTTGGCAGTTGCCGCTAGATAGAGTTGTACACCTAGACATCAGCGGAGGCGAACCCAGTCACAGTAAGAACTACAAACATATCCTAGCACACTTACCTGGTTCTATTAGATCTATTAGACTTAATACAAATTGCAGTTCAGTTTTAGAAGAGCTGTGGGAACTGTGCAGTCGAGGCATACACGTTACTGTGACAGTTAGTTTAGATGGAATAGGACCAGTACATGATCTAGTTCGATGGCCTGTTAAGTGTCTCAAGTTCTATGGTAATTTACAAAGATATATGGAAATGCCTATTACACTTAATACTTGGACTACTGTTAGTGCATTAAACGTAGATGACTTACCTAACATTTTAGAGTTTGTTAAACAGCACAAGTTAGATCACAGTTATGCATTTCTTAAAGATCCTGTTGAGTTAACTGTTGAAAATAAAGACACGGTAGAATCAAAGGACTATATACAAAGACTTAAGCAAGACCGAGGAATTAATTAACCAAAACTTAATCTTTTACTTGATAATATAGTAAGGATTGTGTTACACTAAATTTAAAATATTCATTAAACAGAGAGGCAAATAATCATGGCAAAACCATTCGACATCAGTAAGTTTAGAAAAAGCATTACCAAAAGCATTGAAGGACTGGGCATTGGCTTCAACGATCCAACTGATTGGATCTCAACAGGCAACTACACATTGAACTATCTATTAAGCGGAGATTTCCATAAAGGGATTCCAATGGGTAAGGTAACTGTGTTTGCTGGTGAATCGGGCGCAGGTAAATCATTTATCTGTTCAGGTAACATTGTGCGTCATGCACAAGAACAGGGCATTTATGTAATCTTAATTGACACAGAAAATGCGTTAGATGAAGCATGGCTGCACGCATTAGGTGTGGATACAGACGAAAGTAAACTGCTTAAACTTAACATGGCTATGATTGATGATGTAGCTAAAGTTATTAGTGACTTTGTTAAAGAGTATCGCACATTGCCAGAAGAAGAGCGTCCTAAGGTATTGTTTGTTTTAGACAGCTTGGGTATGATGTTAACTCCAACAGACGTTAACCAGTTTGAAGCAGGTGAAATGAAGGGTGATATGGGTCGTAAACCTAAGGCACTGACAGCACTTGTACGTAACTGTGTAAACATGTTTGGTAGTTTGAACATCGGACTAGTAGCAACGAACCACACATACGCAAGTCAAGATATGTTTGACCCAGATGATAAAATTTCAGGTGGTCAAGGCTTTATCTACGCTTCAAGTATCGTGGTAGCTATGCGTAAACTTAAACTTAAAACAGATGCTGATGGTAATAAAACGTCAACAGTTAACGGTATCCGT